ACTCCACCTTGCGCTGCAAGATGGAGTCTAGTGAGCCCCCCGAGACCCCGGAAATGATGACAATCAGTCACATTCCCTTTCCTCGGGGGGGACCTTTGTGGGTCACCACAGGGGACCGGTGTCGACTCGAAGAGTTTAGCTGGGGAAATTATGTGTAATCCCCTCCTTTAGTCTAAAGTCTAATCCGGCGGCTACATGATGTTGAAGGACCTAAACCCACCCTTTTGGGGCAGAGTCGGATACTGAGGAGTGCCTTCGGGTCCTCACTTCCTCTCGAACTGCGCAGTACCGCCTTCCTTAGCGGGAAGGGGGGAGCCGCTGTGAAAGCTGCAGGGCATGGTCTAACCACATTATTTAGCCGGCGCGGAACTCCTTGTTCGATCATTTTCTATCAAGCAGTTTGAGCTACCTATGACCTTTAAACCAAAGCCCAACCAAATTGAGAAATCTCTTTCTAGATGGACCGTAATTCAAAGAGTCATGGGATGGGCTCGTGGGGAATATTTCCCTACCGCACCTCCTCTCTCTACCTTTAGCCGCTTCTTTCGGGAGCTGACCAAAATTCTAGAGTACCAGGGTGTGCCTGGCGGAATCGCTTGGATGCGACGCCGCCGGCATCAATACCTTAAGTACCTAGAGTCTGAGCCAGGCTCTCCTGAGGAGAAGAAGTTCCGAACGAAGCTTGGGAGGTATATGGGGAGGCGCGCTGCTGCTGTTCTGCTGGAAAAGAGGCTTCCGGTTATCCGGATTGTCCTCACAGCTCTTACGGCTCTGCGCGCCTTTAGGCTACCTGTTAAGGTAGACCTCTCGCCCATTACCTCTCCAGCAACCGTGGTTCTCCAACCTCAGTCTTACGCCCAGTACATTCAGCCATTTTGGAAGAAAGTAACTAGACGTAGGAAGGATGCTAGGCCGAATGATTGGTCGAGTTGTCATTTTACCCAGAAGGCAGGCCCTAATGGGCCTGCCCTCACCACCGCTTTCAGTGACCTTCTCGGGATCTCGGTTTATCCAGATCTCGTTAAGGACATTGGGACTGTGGGTGGTAAGACGCTCCATGATTTCATGGGGCGTCTCCTGGCTGAGGCACCTACTCTTTCTGAGCCTTCGTCGAAGTTCTTTGAACCTACTTCGAAGTGTATCAGGAAGGTAGTGGGGATCCCAGATAAGGAAGGTAAGACTCGTGCGATTGCTATCCTGGACTATTGGTCTCAGGAAGCACTGCGCGGTCTTCACTCTTTCCTATTTGGGATCCTCCGCGGCATCAACCAAGATATGACATTCGCACAAGGAGCATTCAAGGAGAAGGTTCTGTCCTGGGGTGAAAATGTTATTCTTCACTCTGTGGACCTGACTGCGGCAACTGATCGATTTCCAATTGATCTGATTGCTGATATCCTTGCATGGCAATGTGGTGTAGAGTATTCTGCAGCATGGAAGAGGATCATGGTTGACTACCCCTTTAGTGTTTCTCCGCGTAACTCCATTAGATATGCGGTTGGAAACCCTATGGGGGCTCAGTCTTCCTGGTCCTCCTTCACAGTGGCTCACCATTTCGTTATGTACTGGTGTTGTCGCGAGCTAAAGATTTCGTGGGAAACCGCAAAGTATGTCATCCTTGGTGATGATGTCCTTATCGGTGACTCCAACCTCGCTGCATGCTACCGGACTAAGCTTGACCTTATCGGAGTTCAGGTATCCCTTGCTAAAACTTAC